AATTTTCATATTGCAAGCAATAGAACACAAACAACTAAAGACAGGGTTTTTGATAAAATTTTTAACAATAATTAAATAAATAAAAAATGGCGACAACAACAAGTATAACAAGTACTTACGCTGGAGAATTTGCTGGGAAATATATCTCTGCTGCTCTTTTAAGTGCTAACACAATTGATAAAGGCGGTATAGAAGTAATGCCTAATATCAAATATAAGTCTACTATGAAAAAAGTAGCTACTGATGCAAATGTAATTAAAAACGCTTCTTGCGATTTTGATGCAACTGCTACAGTAACATTAACTGAAAGATTATTACAACCAGAGGAGTTTCAAGTAAACTTACAATTTTGTAAGCAAGATTTTCAATCTGATTGGGAAGCTGCTCAAATGGGATATTCTGCATTTGATAAAATGCCACCTAAGTTTTCAGATTTCATTATTGGCCACGTAGCTGGATTAGTAGCTGAAAAAACTGAATCTAATATTTGGGAAGGTGTTAACGCAAACGCTGGTGAATTTGATGGTTTAGTAACTTTGGCTTTAGCTGATTCTGATGTAGTAGACGTTGCATCTCACGCTGCTGTAACTGCTGCTAACGTAATTGATAAACTTGGTTCTATTGTTGATGCAGTACCTTCTGCACTTTACAATAAAGAAGATTTACATATTTACGTATCACAAAACATTGCAAGAGCTTATGTTAGAGCTTTAGGTGGATTTGCTACTTCTATTGGTTCAAATGGTGTTAACGCACAAGGAACACAATGGTATAACGCTGGTGGACAACTATCTTTTGATGGTGTAAAAATCTTCGTTGCTAATGGTTTAGCTGATGATACTGCAATGGCTGCTCAAAAATCTAATCTATACTTTGGTACTGGTTTATTAAACGATATGAACGAAGTAAAAGTTCTTGATATGGCTGATTTAGATGGCTCTCAAAATGTAAGAGTTATAATGAGATATACAAGTGCTGTAAATTACGGAATAGGTTCTGACGTTGTTCTTTACCACGCTTAAGAAATAAAATAATAATTAGGGAGCTGAAATGCTCCCTTAATTTAAAACAATAACAATATGGCTTGCGATTTAACAGCTGGAAGAAAAGTGCCTTGTAAAGATGTTATTGGTGGTATAGTAAGAGCTTGGTTCGTTGACTTTGGAGACTTAGGAACTGTAACTAAAGTAGACGATGAAATCACCGATTTATCTGGTACATTTACTTGCTACCAATATGATTTAAAAGGAACAAATAGTTTGGAAACTGCTATTACATCCTCAAGAGAGAATGGAACAACATTCTTTGAAGAAACATTAACTTTAACACTACCTAAATTATCTAAAGAAGATAATAAGGAATTAAAACTTATGGCTTACGGTAGACCTCACATTGCTGTTGAGGATAGAAACGGTAACTTTTTACTATGTGGATTAGAGCACGGTATGGAAGTAACTGGTGGAAGTATAGCTACAGGAACTGCTTTTGGTGACTTAAGCGGTTACTCACTAACATTAACTGGTCAAGAACTTGAGCCAGCTAATTTTATTAGTGGTGGTAATTCTGCTGACCCTTTTGCTGAAATGAGTTCTGCAACTGTAACAGTTACGGTGGGAACCAATAGTTAAAAAATACGCGATTAATATAATTGTGTGATTCATAATATATAGTTTGATTGGAGGGGAGGGAGTGATTAACCTCCCCTTTTTTATTTTAAAATATGCAGATAAATCCAACATTAGGGGTAAAATATATTAACTTTATACCAAGAGAGGATATTTTAAATACTAAAACATATAAAATTGTTATTAAATCAGAAGCACAAAATAAAATTATTTTTACAGATACTAATATGACGATTAATGAATTAGATTATTATTACCAATATGCTTTTCTTGAAGGTTATCAAGAACCTACAATATTAAAAGAAAACAATTACTATACTATTACAATCACTAACACAACAGATAGCACAATAATTTTTAAAGACAAAATGTATTGTTCAGACCAAACACTTTCAGACTATGAAATATCAAATGGTGTTTATATAGAACAAAGCACAGGAGACAATCAATTTATATATTATGGATAATCTACATTTAATACAATTAGGCCAATACGAAAGGCCAACAATCACAGAAGAACGCAACAAAGATTGGGTATCTATAGGTGATAATAACGACTATTACCAAAGTTTGATTGATGCCTATATGGATAGCACAACAAACAATGCAGTAATTAACGGTGTTGTTAATCAAATATATGGTAAAGGATTAGATGCAACTGATTCAGCACAAAAGCCTGACCAGTATGCACAAATGAAAAGTTTGGTAAAACCTCACGATTTAAGAAATGTTTGCCAAGATTTAAAGCTATTAGGTGAAGCAGCTTTTCAAATAACTTACAATGGTAATAAAATATCAGCAATAACACATTTTCCAAGAGAAACGCTAAGAGCTGAAAAGATGAATGATAATGGCGAAGTAAAAAACTATTTTTATTCTGCTGATTGGACAAAAGTTGATAGAAATACAAAACTAAAAAAGTTTCCTGTTTTTGGTAGTGGCGCACAAAATGAAATTTATATTATTAAAAGATATGTAACTGGTTTTTATTATTATTCACCAGCAGATTATAATACTGCTTATGCTACACTTGAAAAAGAGATAGCTGATTACTTAATTAACGATGCTATGTGTTCTTTTTCAGGCACAAAAATTATAAATTTTTCTAATGGTATCCCTGATAGAGAAAAACAATTAGCTATCAAAAATGACATAATGTCGAAGCTGACTGGTAGCTATGGCGAAAAAGTAATAGTAGCATTTAACAATAATGCTGAAAGTAAAACAACTATTGACGATGTAAGTTTGACAGATGCTCCAGAACATTACTCTTATTTAAGCGAAGAATGTAGTAGAAAAATTATGTTAACACATAGAGTTACATCACCGTTGTTACTTGGTTTATCTTCTGCTAATGGTTTCTCAAGCAATGCTGATGAAATAGAGAACGCCTCAAGGCTTTTTAACAACATAGTTATACAACCATACCAAAACCTTTTAATTGATAGCTTAGATACAATATTAGCAGTAAATGATATTAGTTTAAATCTTTACTTTAAAACTATTGAGCCTTTAGAGTTTATGGATTTAGATGAACTTGATAATGAAGAAAAAGAAGAACAAACTGGTATTAAAGATGATGATGATTTTAGCACAGAGCTTGAAATAATGGCTTCTAAGAGCATTTCAGATTCAGATAGTGATTTACTATTAAATGAAGCATTAGGTGTTTTAGGTGGTGAAATAATAAATGGTGAAGAATTTGAGGTTGTAGATGTTAGAGATTTAGACGATAATAATACAAGTGTTGAAGATTGGGCTGATAATATGATTCAACTTGCAGAATCTGTTAAAAGTGATACGCCTATAAAAAACAATCCTAAAAAAAGTTCTTCATTAGATAAAAGTTATTATAAAGTAAGATACAGATATGCTTTAGGAGCTGGCAAAAATAAATCAACTAATAGCAGAAAGTTTTGCAAAGAAATGATTTCAAGAGCAAAAAGAGGTGTTGTTTATAGATTAGAAGATATTGATAAAGCAAGTAGACAAATGGATTTTAAAGCTGCTGAATTACCAATGCACAATAGAAATCAAGGCAAAGATTTAGAGCCAAAATTAGAAAAGTATGATTTGTTTAAGTTTAAAGGTGGTGTATATTGCAGACACAAATGGCAACAAGTATTGTATAGAATGAAAGTAGATGCTGCTTTAGAAGGTAAAAAAGGTAGTAATGATTTAAAAGATTATGATAATGTTAGAACTATACCTAAAAGTTACAGGCCTAAACCAAGAGGTAGAAAAGAAGCGGTAAAAGCACCTGATGATATGAAAAATAACGGACATCATCCAAATTATAAAAAGTAATAAAATAAATTAAAATGAGAACACAAAGAAGAGTATTTGAAAAACTAAGTGAAACTACAAAAGTAGAATTAAGTGCTGAAAGGGTAGAATTATCTGTAGCAAGTGATTTAAAAATATTAGTTAATGCTTTAAATGCACAATTATCAATTGATGATAGAATATTACCAGAATCACAGAGATTTGTTAGTGAATTATCATCTACTTTACCAAAAGCAAAAGAAAGAGCAAAAACTAATAAAAGTGTTATTAATGCAACAGATGGTAAAATTGATTTAGCAGAAGATGCACTTTCTAAAGCAAAAAATATAGCTAAAGAACTTGGAATTAAAACAAATCAAATTGAAAATTTTAGTCAAGTAGAAAAACTTTTAAAAGATGTAATAAAAAATAGAAGAGCTATAGAAAACTTAACAGAAAGATTAAATGATTTATTAAAATAAAAATGAGTAAAGCACTATTTGTAACAAGACACGATATATCAGTATTTACTGCTGCTAATGGTAATATAGATAATGATAAAATCTTGCCGTATATTAACCAAGCGCAAGATATACACATTCAGAATTACTTAGGTACTGAATTATATGTTAAAATACAAAATGAAATAGTTGCTGGTACTTTAGCAAATCCTTACTTAGCTTTATTAAACGATTATATAAAACCAATGCTACTACATTGGAGTATGGTTGAATACTTACCTTATGCTGGAGTTAATATTTCAAACGGTGGTATATATACAAAGAATCCTGAAAATAGCACAGCACTAACAAAAGAACACGTAGATAGCTTAGTAGAAAGAAGTAGAACAACAGCACAGTTTTACACAAATAGATTTATAGATTATATGCAAAATAACGCAGCTGGATTAATACCTGAGTATTATAGTAATTCTCAAGAAGATATGTATCCAGATGATGTTGCAGATTTTGGAGGTTGGGTACTTTAAAAATATATTATGCCAGATAACACAATAGAATGG